CACACTCACGTCGGTCTGGATGTCGTTCCAGAGCATGAGTGTCATGCCGGATTTCACCCAGAAAGGCACAGCGCGCGAAGTCCCGGACTGATCGTCCGTACCTTCCGTGGTCGCCCAGGGACGCTCGGTGTGGATGAAGTTGATTCCCCGGAAGCTCGTGATGATGCCCTTGGAGTCGTAGACCGGGCGTTCGTTGAAGTCGAAGGACAGGACCTGGATCTCACTCATCAGGGCCTTGTGGTCCTTGGAGGTGATGGCACAGAAGATCGTGTCATTCTCGAAGTCCACTTCATTCGCGAGCAGGATCGTGCGCGCGGATTCGAGCTTCGAGACATTGAGCGCGGAATCCGTGCCTCCGGTGTTCACGCCGACCACCTGGTTGGTAGTGTCGAAGCTCGTGCTCGTCGCGCCATTCACGCCCGTGGCGGCGGCGGCGAAGAACGCATTGCCAATGATGTCATCGAACTTGCGATTGGCCGCGGCTACCGCGTTCGTCACGTAGATCCCTTGAGGATCGGTGATGATCTTCAGCTTGTCGAACGTATCGATGAGCTGCGGCAGATCCGCATCGGTTGGCCGGCACCACCTGCGATCCATCGTCGCATCGACCCGACCCATCGGGGCGAAGCGCGTGGTGACATCCTGCATGTCGATGGCGCCGATCTGATCGACGGGCGAGGCCTGTTGGCCCTGACCGGTGGAAGGGGTGACAGCCTGGCGCAAGCGAGATTGCTTCTGCTGCACCAGCATCTGAATGTTCTGGTTGTATTGGTTGACGTACCAATTCGGGATATTGACGGACATGAGCCAGCCTCGTGCGAAAACGCGTGGAGAAACGTTCTCGGAACGGGCTTATCCGTGAGGGGCCTGGTCCTTCGCTGATGACACTCAGCGCGGGCGAGTTGCTTTCAACCGGTCAGCCGGGGCGCGTAACCTTGTCGGCTGATCGGACCATGCACAGGGGAAGGGACGGAATCAACTAGTGTGGGGTGGTGACAGAGGTGGCAATCCACCACAGTGTGACGAGAGCCGATGAGGCAAGGGCTGCGAGCGTGCAGCCCATCTTCAATCGTTCCTTCTGCTGGGCTTTCACCTCGTGGCTTCGAGCAACTGTTGCAGTCGGGTGTTCTGGCTCAGGAACTCGCCCTGCGAGATCTGATTGTTGATGCGCTTCTCACTGAGCTCCTTGATCTCGTTCTGGATGCGCTGACGATCCGGACTGAAACTGTTGTTCGAGGTATTCCCACCGGAGGGAAACCCAGGCTCAGCCACCGCTTTTCCCCACTGGAAGAAGTCCTTCAGCATCGTGGCTGAACCGAACGTGCGTTCGTATTTCGCCATCTTCTCATCATCCCAGCCGGCAGCTTTCAGGAAGCGGCGGGCGAACTCGGCATTCTCCTCAAAATTCGCGCCCCACTCTCCCCTCAGTTGCTCCACCTCCTGGGCGGATTGAGTCTGTGCCTTGGCTTCATCCGCCTTCACGAGACTCTCGATGTGGGCGTTCCACTTCTGGGTGATCGCCTGGGCGGCGGCTTTGGGGATGCCGGCCTCGAGGAACCAGCCCGAGGCTTCCTTGATGAGATTGGCGCCCCCGTCACCCGCAGGGGCAGGCAATTCGTACTTGTCCGCCGCTTCCGGGACACCCAGCTTGGCGCGGAACGCCTTGATACCTTCGGCGTCCTTGTCATCCCTCGGCAGCACAATGGTGCGACCCGCCTTGTCGGCGCCGACCAGGGTCTCCAGTGACTTGTAGGAGCCCACGACATCCGCCGGGGCTTTCCATCCCTTGTTGGTGACGTAATCCTTTTCGGTCTCGGGATACCAGGGCTGATTGGCGGCCCCGGCATTGGCTGGATCGGGATTCGCCGCTGCTGCGTTATTCGCTGCTGCTTCGGTCATCGTCTTCCCCAATATCTGTTTCGTTGAGCTTGATCATTCCGGCGATGCGCAAATAGACATCGCGCATGCCGGCCCGGTAGGCCGTAGCGTGGGAGTCCACCATCCGTGAGATGGGGCTCACCACGATTCCGCCCTTATTGATGCCACAGAAACGCTTGAGGTCCCGCAGCATGATGACCGCATTCGGGTGCGGTTTGTTAGCGCCATCACATAACGTGTTGAGATAGGCCAGGCGTCTGCGCTGCAGGCGTTCCATCAGCCGATCGGTCAAACTCATGCAGCGCTACCACCCAACCGCAACTGATCAGCTTTCGCGGCATTCAATGCGGCCTGACTGACACCGGGAGCGGCCGCCGCCGCCTGCTGGAGATTGGTCTGCTGTTGAGCCATTTCCACCAACTGATCATACATCTTCTTGTCGCGGACCAGTTTGGCCGGTACGCCGTTGATTTCAGACAGTTCCCGCACTGCAGCCGGGACATCGATCACCATCACCGAATGCGGATCCAGCGCTTGAGCGGCAGGCAGTGCTTCGAACGTACGCATGATCGCCACTCCATCCTGGGCGCGCATGGCCCGGGCGAGCGGGGAGCGGTAGTCGATCTGGTACGCCCCGCCCTGCTCTTTCAGCGCATCGGGCATTTCTTCCAGAATCCAGGCGTGCTGACTCATCCGGGACGCAATGTCGATTTCCCGTCCAATGAGGGGACCTAAATCCTCCGAGTGCTGCCGGCCCATGACCGGGGCCAACAACGTGGCTTTCTGCTGCGCGATCTCCAGTACCTGGGTCGCTGTCATCTGGGGATTCTCGGTGAGGATCTTGAAGATGGTGACGAGGAAGGAATCCTCAATTTCCCCGTTCTCCACCTCCATGAGCTCCAATCCCAATGGCACGTTGTCGCCCATCTGCAATGGCTGCACGAGGGGAGTGCCGTCGCTGCTCATCGCCCCATGGTTCAATGCCCCGGGCCGGACGTTGAATGGCTCCAAGGCCCCGTCCTCACTCAAGAGGAGTGGCGGATTGACGGCTTGTTGGCCTGCGCGCAGGACGGTCTTCTTCTCCTCGTTCAGGGTGAGAATGGCGCCCCACGCGGCCATGGCCGGAGAGCGGGCGAAAAGTTCTCCGGGTGACAGATCGTAGCGGCCAATGGCAAACGGCCAAGCGTGATAGCCCGATTCTTGGAGTAGGGATTTGCCGTCGTAGGCCATGTAGAACGAGGACCAGGGGCGACCCCGGAAGTCCTTGCGGCTCGGATTGAGTTCATCATTCGGCTTCACCACGTGTAGGAAGTCGAATTCCTTGAATGGCTCTTTCTCGGCAGCAACACGGATCTTCTCCGGCAGCTCACCCCAGCCGTAAATCTTGGCGCACTGCAAAGCCTGTCGAGCACCCATACCGTACTTGCGGTAGACCGTGTCGATGATGCCGGCGTGGTTCTCAGCCCAGAATATTTCCTTCAGGAAGAGGTGTTTGTAACGAGGTCCCTTGCCCACCTCTTCATCAATGAACAGGCACGAGTTTCCAAATGCGCCCACCGACAGATAGCCCTGTGACTTCTGGGGTGCGAAGTTGGCCGCGGGCCGGTAGCGCAGCGCGAACAGGAGTTTGGTCAGCCGCTCGAGGTAGAGCTTCACGTCCTGGGCTTCGGACAATTCATCATCCTGCGGGGTCAGTCCGTGCCAGACCTGTGATCGCGGGGTGAGCAGGTCATCGAGGACCGCGGCGAAACGTTGGTTGTTCGTGACCGGTTTTCCGGTGAACAGGCGCTCCATGCGCTTGGTGCCTTCCTGGTCTTCGGTCTGGAAGGTGGCAGAGCCGGGCATCACGCGATAGGCGATCTGCTGCCACCAGGCATCCCAGAGCGCGCGCTTCTCGGCCAGGCGCTCCTGTTGCTTGAAGAACCAGTCAACGTCTGCCATCAGCCCCCCAACAAGGAGGTGCGAGCCACGGACGGAGCGGATGTACGCGAGCTACCCCCGTAGATGTTCGCCAGTACACCCTTACGCTGTTGGATACGCTGCTGAATCTGGTCTGTCTGCTTGGCCTGATCGATGGTAGGCGGGGCCATGCCGGCCATCGAGGGGCCTTTGGGCGCGAGCAGTTTGGAGGCGGCAAGACCTGCGACCGTGGAACCCACGGCAGCCGCGGCGGCCGCTCCGGCGGAGATCCCCCCTGCAGCGGCGGCTCCTCCTGCCGCAGCACCGCCGGCGGCGGCTCCTGCGCCTGCAGCCGCACCCCCCGCACCCGCGGTGGTGAACAAAGAGGCAACCCACGGAATGACAGCGTATCCGCGCTGTCGGTGACGACTGTGTCTCATGGCTGAAGCCTCAGGATGAATGTTGACGGAATCAATCAATGGCGTAGCGGCGTTTGACGCGCGTCCCGCTGTAGGGCCCGTCCATGGCGAATAGCCTGGCGGTGGCATGGGCGTAGTTCTCTTTGCCAACCAAATCCAATACGTTCCGCAAATCCTTTTGCAGATTGCCCAAATCGCGTGGGCGCTCGACCCGCACAGGCGCAGGAGTGGCAGGCATCAATGACTTGATGCGCCGGAGAATCTCTTCGGACTTACGAGATCGCATATCTGGCCCTCCGCGCCCGATCAATGGCGGGCTTGTTGAGTACCACTCGCGCTTCGCCGCCTCCTAGCAACATGTATTGGCCCGCCTCGCAGGGATGGCTGTACATGTTCTTGTCGGGCTTATCCTGATAGCGTTCATCACCCGCAAGCTGGACACGACGATAGTTGTATCGACCGCCCATTCCACGGCGAGTCGTGGCGCATTCAGGATGAACCAAGAACCCTGGGGCGCCATCAATCATGCGGCTCAACGCGCCGGCCACCGCCTCCCGTCTCATGGTCCAATCATTCGTGGGAGCGGGCAGCGCTTTGATCCCGACGCCCTTGAGGATTTGAAACGGCGTGACCTCATCGGTCTGGGACTCGCCGGTGCCGGCAGGATCGCCAGTGATGGTTTCAATCTTGAAACCCTGTCCCTCCAACTCCGCAAGCTTGGGACCTAGCGCAAGTTCGCCAAAGCGCTTGGCACCCATGTGCTCGGCGCAGATCTCAAAGCGCCACCGCCATTGTCCCATCAACGTTCGCTGCCCAATGAGAGCAGCGGGCGTCAGACCGAAATCGATACCGACATGTAGAGGCAATCCATGTATGAGCTCGAACGGTTTGCAGTGCACCGAGTCGCGGTACTCGGGATAGACAGGGCGGCCTTCCTGAATGAAACCATACTCAGCCCGAATGTAGATCTTGATCCACTCTTCCGTTTTGCCCGCCAATTGACGCTCGTAGTACAACCGGCCGCGAGCAATGCGCTCTGGGTGGTCAATCGGCAATACGAGTGTGTGCTCATCCTGCATGAGCCAATTGAGATTCTCTCCATGGGGACCGAGCGCATCGGGCTGAGCGAAGAATTCGAAGCCGGCAGGGGTTTCCCGCTCAGCCAGGCGATACCACCAGTGATCATCATCCGGACAGTTGGTATCCATGATGATGCCTGACCATCCGCCTCCACCCTGCAATGCCGAAGGATAACGGCCCACACGGCCCGTGAGCTGATCCAATACCGCCTTGGGAACTTCGCGCGCTTCGTTAATCCAAGCCCCTGTCAGATCCAACGACAGCAGTTTGCGGACATCCCGCGGATCATCGAGCGCCACGAACAGCACTTCCAGATCGATGTCGCCTTCCTTGATGTGGTGGGTAGGCGGCCCTTGATCAACCCAACGCCCCAGGTCTCGACTGACCCACATATGCCAAGACTTGATAGTCGTCGTCTTCAGCTCCGGAAACGTGTTTCGGATCACGGCCCAGCGGCTGCGGCGAATACCATCTTTACCCTTGGGCTGCTCCTTGGCCCTCCGGAGTATCTCGAGTACACAGGCGGTTGATTTACCCGAGCCAATAGGGCCGCGGATACCGCGCACGAATGAGTTGGAACGCAGGAACGCTCGACAGACAGGCCCCGAGGGTATGTATGTGAGGTCGGTCACAGGTTGATCTGGATATTGAACACACTGAGCTGTGAGCCCTTGTCTTCCCACAGACCCAGATGTCGGCCAAGCAGCTCCAGTGCCTTGTTCTTATCAAATCGCTTCACCTTGCGGACAATGCTCACCTCGCGATCTTCGCCGCGACCGGAGACCTCGGTCACAGTCTCCACTCCCGCAATGGCAGCAGCAGTTTCGTCATCCAAGTCGCCAATAGGTTTCAGATTGCCGTCCGCGTCATAGATCTTGCGGATGTCGGCCATGCCAATAGCACGCAGTTCGCGGAGTACTTCTTCTCGGGTAACGATCGCTTTCGTCTCGATTTGGGTCTGTCGCAGAGCGATTTCACTCGCCACCGGAGTTTTCCGTAGCAATTGTCGGCCGATATCGCTCGCAGATGACTCGGCATACCCGGCACGGATAGCGGCCTGGGTCGCATTCAGATCAATGAGGTATTCATCAACGAAGCGTTTCTGCTTCGGAGTCATAGCTTCGCCGCCACCCGCCGTGCACGGGAGGTCGCCTCATACCCGTTGCGCGATCCATAGCCTGCGCCGGGATCCGGGGAGCCGCGGACCTGGGTGAGGTGGCCCAGATGCTCCATGACCGTTTCCGTGAGCTTGGCGATGAGTTCAGGTTCGGGTTTGAGTTCCGATTGGGCGAGCGCGACCCGCAGACGATCGGTTTCCTCGCTATTGCCCTCGGTACAGGACAGCCAGCTCAGGAATTGCCTGAGGGAGTGGTCGATTCCTTTGGCGAGACGGACGCGAACCATCTCCACTGATTTCATGGGAATTTCCTCGAACGGATGTAGTTGGTGATCGCTTCCAGCGCATGGAGCAGTTCGATGCGTTTCATGCCTACTGCCAAGTCAACGACGACCTGCACGGCGTGAGCAAAATCGGTGGAGGTGGTAGTGACGCCGGAGGGCTGCATCTCTCCGACCTCCACGCCGTAATAACGGGAGGCGCTATTGGTGACGAAGATGGCTCCAGAGGGGTCCATCAGGGTGTCTGGCTGAGGTGATTGATCCAGCACGAAACCGCTGAAGGGGCCGCCAATGACGGTGAAGCCCTGATCCTGGGCAATCAGAACGGCGTCGACGTAGGTGAATCCGCGTAGATCCGGGGCGTGGGCGCCGGAGCCGACGATGTCGATTTCAGTGTCGGGGGTGGCGGTATCCGGATACGAGGGGGAGGTGGAGATCACCTGCCCTTTCGCAACAGCGCTTAACTGCCAGGTGATATCCCCGGGGGTGAAGCCACTGCTGCGCACCAGATCGCTGTAAACCGCCACTGCGAGGCCGGCGGAGTTGGGAATCTGCTGCTCGCCAATCACCAGGCTGATTTCGGTCTGGGCACTGCCCAGGTATTTGTCTGCTCCATTGAGGCTGATGTGATCGGTGGTGCTGAAGGCGTTGGGCGTCGTGCCGACGATGGCGTTATTGACGATCGACAGGCCCAAAGTCGTCAGCAGGGAGGAGAGCTCGGTGACCGTGACCTCGTCATCTTCGGGATCGGTGAAGATGTTCGTGAGCGGGATATTGACGGCGGAATTTTTCGGCAGCGAGTAGCGGACTGTTCCGGAAGGGGCATTGACCGAGGGCGGCTTATCGTTGATGACCAGGGTCGAGTCCGCGGTGTAATACATCGCCCCGGCAGAGTCGTCATAGATGTTGAAGGCGAGGAGTTCGCGCGACTCATCCCCAAACGCATCGACTTCCACATCCCCGCCACTCGTTACGAGCACGGCATAGGCACTGGGGGTTTGGGAGACGATGTCGAGCACATCCCCGCCTGCAATCGCAGGCGTCAGCGTCTGGAAGGGTGAGGAAGCCGCCAAGGTGCCGAAGCTCGAATACTGGCGGCCCGCGGCCGGAAGCTTCAACTGATCCAGGAACGAGGTGACGGGCGAGTCGACCCCGGAGGCATTCAGGATGATGTGAAGATCCGCCTTGGGCAGCGTCAAGGCGGTGGCGGCGATTGAATCTGCGACGGCATTGGTGGCTGCTTTGGAGAAGCGCGCAATGAATCCGCTCGGCGTTCCGGTACGCACCAGGGCGCTTGCGGGAGTGGCGGACCCTTTGATACACGCAACCAGGTAGACAGTCCCCGTGGCGCCCGGGGTGAAGTTGACCACGTGCCCATCGGTGGTATGACTTGCAATGGACGCGGTGATGGTGCTGAGGACGGGCGTCGTTTGGTTCAGCACCGACTTGACCGCGGTGTCCCCGTTCGCATCGTTGCCCACGAAGTAGAAATCGTAGGCCGTGGCTGCCGTAAGTCCCGTTAGCGTGAGTGATTTGGGTGCGGTGGCGGTGGCTGATCCATTCGTCGCCGCGACAGCCGCGGTGCCCGAGGCGTTCTGCCCGGCTTTGATCTGCGCGGCAGAGGGGGCCCCGGCGCCGTGGGCGACGGCAACTGCATAGGCGGTGCAGTCCTGGTCCAGTGTCTGATTGAACGAGGCGGAGGTCGCCGCGAGCGTGCTCAAGGTGGGGTCCGAGGTGTAGGTCGGACCGGGAATCGCGGCAATCAGCAGACCAAAGAGCAATCCCTCTTGAGCCTGCGCGGTGGTCTCGGCAATGGCGCCATTGGCTGTGATGTTGGCCGGAATGGTGAAGGGGGTGTTCTGGATCCACTCGCAACACACCCCCGAGGTGACATTCCCAGTGGGTGCGTGCTGCTGGATGACACTGAAGCCGGAACCGGTGAATGAAGGGGCGCTGTAGCTATTGCCATTGGTGACCGTGGTTTTGTTGCGGTTGCCTACAAACCACACCACCGCAGGACCGCTCGCGGTCTTCGATGAGGAGGGTCCTGAGATGTTCTGCAGTGTGTTGGTCTGCCGTCCGGCGGCGGCGAAGGCAGCGGTGAGCGTGATCCCGCGATAGGCCATGGCGTAGCAAAAGGCTCGATCCGAGCCGAACTGGATACTGGGAAGGGCCACGCTGTTGGAGTCGGCGATGATTCCAAAGGCTCGCGTCTGATCAGCGTTGGTGGGATCCCCGACATCGGTCCAGCCAGAGGGCACGCTGATGTGATCAGAGCCCAGATGTTCGGCATAGACACAGACGATGACATCCCCGATGGCATAACTGCCGGCGATGGCTTGAATGGCGGTGTTGAAGCCAATGACCGTAGGTCCGATGGAGACTCGAGAGGCGCTCACGTGGGATACCCGGACGGATACACGTCCTTGTAGGTGAGCCCGATACCGATCGTCGCACCGTTGACCGTGATTCCACCTCGAGCAAGCGAGCTCAACTGATCCTGCGCATCCGGATGGCGCGGTTGCGTGGACACGCGCCAGTTGGACGAGTTAGAGAGGAAATTCAGCAATCGCTTATCGTTGTTGCCCGTGTATCCGTTGTCGTAGGTCGTGGTGTAGTTGGCATGCAGAGCATTCGCATGCGCCCAGTAATCCTTCCAATTGTTATTTCCGAGAGCTGCAGGCCCGGTCCAGTCGGCGGTATTGGGATCTGTTAGGCCAGGCTGAGAACTGCGAGGCCCGCACTCATCCGGCTCAATCTCTGCAATGACGCCCATTTTACCAACATACACGTTGTAGGACGGGTCTGGAACTCCTGATGGATTCAATCCCCGAATCGCATAGTCAAATGGAAACGCCCGGAACTTGTCCCCTGTGTTGATCGCAGTCTCATTGACGCAGTCAGGCCCCCCATTGTCCCAGAAGTACGGGGCCATCATGTCCAACACCTGATGACACAGACTGTTGTCCTGCATGAAGTTTCCCCAGTATCTCAAGCGGACAGTGGGAAATGCAGTTCGCCCTCCTGGAAAATACCGCGCGAGTTGAGTCATGGCCGCCGCATCGGTATAGGTCGTGTACAAAGGCGTCACGGATTCGGACAGGAATGACGCCATTTCCAGGCAATCCGCATTCGGCAGGTTTTGGGTAGGGTCGGAATTATCAAACTGCGAACCGTAATAGTTCATCAGGTTGATCAGTTCCGTCATGACCGCGGGGACCCACCAGCGAAAGAAGTAGCCTACGGAGGCGCCTGTCTTGGTGGTCTGTGTCGTGGTGTTGATCCAAACACCACCCCAGAGGCCGGTGGACTCCGTGCCAGAACCTCCACTGTTGTTGGGTCCGTAGGCCGCACCTCCCAGATAGGCGGGAACAAAGCTCGTCGGAAATGACGTCGATGACTTGTTCTTCCCAGCGAAGCCATAGGGCGAGACTTGGAACATGTATCGCAGCGGCTTGCTGGGTCTGACGGATCGGCACAAAGACAACATCTTCGAGATGTATTTGACTCCCGAATTCCCGCTTGCATCCCAGTTGCCGCTGTAGTCGCCTTTCTGGTTGGGGTTCTCCAACTTGCTCCAAAAGATGATGTCCTGAACACCGATGTTCTCAGTGTCCGCATTGGCCCAGGTTTGCAACCTGGCTTGTTTCGCAGAGTCGCTTGTGTTGCGGTCCAGGTAGAGATAGTTACCGCCATGCTGACGGAGCTTTCCTTGTGTGGGCGTAACAGGACTCACAGCCGTTGCCGAAACACCTGCACACTGAGCCGAGGGGTTGCCATGCACATCGACCGCGCGAGCGGTGATGATATGGGTACCGGCGGTCGTGATGAGGAACGACACCGGTGCAATCTGGTTGATGTTGACTTCACGAATCGTGCTGGTGCAGGACACTCCGGCATTCTGGGATGACAGGAACAGGCCCCAATACGCCGTGTTCGCCATGGGCAAGGCGATGGAGGCGATGTCCGACCAATCATTGCCATTGGCCGAGTAGCTGGCGGTGACGGTATTGCCGGCGCGGGCGAGCTTCAGGTATCCGGACGTGATCCCGTTTAAGGCATTGACGTTGGAACCCAATCCGCCGGTGGCGGTTCGGCGCTTGACCTGCACTCCATGCGCCTGGGCTGAGGGCTGGATGTACACAGCGGCAAAGATCGCCCCCTGATCCAGGGTCTCCCGGAGCATCAATCCACTGGTGGAGAACTCCGCAGCGCTCGTAAAGGCATTCACCTGGGCAATGATCACCCCATCCCCGGCCAGGGGCGCGCCTTTGAACAGGCACTCCTCGACCGCGGTGTTGTGGATACCGATACCGGCGGCGGTGAGGGTATGCGTGCCTGCGCTCTGTGAGGTGGATGCAGCCGGGGATGAGGAGCCGATACTGGTGCTCGTCATCTGAACGGCCGGACCGGTGACTGCGGAGACGGACTGCTTGAATACCCCGTCCAGGTAGATGTCGTAGTGATCCAGGCCCGAGGGAGGTGTCGCGTTGTCGTAGCGATCCGAGCTCGCATCCATCGTGCAGGAGATGGTTCCGGTGTTGCCGCTTGCCAGCAGATGGGTGGGGATGGTGGGCGCGAGCGCATCGACACCGCCGGCGGCGGCGGCGACCGACCAGGTGTACTGCCCCAGGGTGACCTCAAATCCTCCGGAATCGACCGCGAACAGCTCGAGCGTCCCGCTGCCAATGGAGCCGGAGATGCGTGTTTGGGAGAAAACAGATCCGACCACCGTCCAGTTATGCGTGCCGACCGCATCGCCTGAGACCGTACGCACGCCAAACGTGCACGTAGAGGCTTCTGAGCCGCCCATCCAGGCGCCCCGCAGATCCAGGCTGAAGGTCCCCGTTCCGGTGACAAAGCCCAGCAGAGACCCTAAGGCGGCGGCAAAGCGCGCCTGATCGACGGTCAGGGTGGCGGGGGCGGGATTGAAATCCCCAAAGGGATTGGTGGTGCGAAGCGTGCCGTCCGGATTCTTCCGTAAGGCGGCGGCAATGACGATGGGTGCGGCGGACACCCACAGCCATATAACAACATTTTTGGCTGTGAACTACTGTGTCAGAGCAATTTAATTTCGATCAGTGTGCGCGGGTATGCACTTTTCGGGATGACCTTCTGCGCCGTCACGAGGGTGATGTGGGCGGGCGTGTCATCCACGATGAAAGACTGCTCCCGCAGGGAATCGATGATGCACTTGAGTCCTCCTACAAAGTTGTCAGTATCGAGTGCCCGGTAGCCCTCTCGGGTGATTTTGACTTCCGCTTTTGGCAACGGAGTAATTCCGAACAGCTTGCGTTGGCACTTGGCCACCATGATGAGCTGAGACCAGTGCTTGCGAAGCTGGTAGTGGTGGCTCCAGTGCCTGCCCCGCATGGTGTTGAGACTGGGTGAGGCCTCGGGAATGTCCAGTCGGAAGGCAGTCATAGCGGCTCCTGACAGTCATCCAAGGGACCGGATTGGATCCAAAGGCCGCCCAAAGGCTCCACGGGGCTCAGGATGCGAGCCTCGTTCTGGTCCCTTCGGGCGGCATAGCGTCTCATCGGCCGGTCGTGCTCGATGGTTACGGTGAGGGACTCGGCGCGTTCGGCACGTTGGTCGTCAACGCCTGCGTCAAGGAGGCCACCTTGGCCTGCACGTCCGCCTCTGCCGCATCCGCTGCCTGCTGAGCGGCCGCATCAGCCACGTTGTTCGCGGCCAGGGCATCCTTCACCGCCTGAGCCACCACGGCCGGAAAGCCGTTGATCGCAGCCACAGCGGAATCGATCAGCGTGTCTTCGGCCGCAATGGCCGCCTGCAATTTCGTGAGATCAACTGACATGGCGTTTACCTTCTCCAGTATTTGCTTGAGTAACGGGTTGGGAACATCAATCGAATCGTGTATGTACAGATGGGCAGTGATTTCTAACTTCATGCCGATTTCGCCCAAGGTGTTTGTTTAAAATCCTCATCAGCCATGCGCTTGGCGGTCTCGAATGAGTCGAGTCCTACCGCTATCTGTTTGAACCAGTGATCGGGAACGAGTCGCCAGACTTCGTACGTTTGTTTGCCATTGAGGGTGACTTTGGAGCAGGAGTAGCGACCACAGGTTGTTCTGACACCTGTAGCTCCCTTTTCGGGCTTGTTCCATTCGAGACCTGACTGCACGCCAGTAGCCGAAGTGCTCTCCACCACAACCTCAGCCTTCGGTTTGGGGACAGGGACACCGGTTCGATGGGCATGTTTCTCCAGAATCGCCAACATGTCAGTCTGAGAGACCTCTTTTTGAGGTTCTCGCATAGGTTGATACACAAATTCTCGTCTCATGGCACGATCCTTGCGTAAGATGACGGCATGGAAGCGCTGATCAAACTGTTGGTCCGATTCCCGGAGGCGTTCGATAGGACGCAGGTGCCGTGCGCTCTCCGAGGGGTGTGGGAACACGCGCTCATGACTTCGCGCGCCCAGAAGGTGGCGACCGCGCCAAAACTCTCAGCTGTCGCTTGAACTCTTCCCTCCGCTCCTTGGACGCTTCCGGGTTCGGTTCCGCGCACGAGCCCGTAGGGATCGCTCGTGCGCTTTCCCTCTTATGGTTAATTGACGGATCAGATGACGGATCGGGGGCAATGGGTTGCCCCCCGTTCTGCTTCAAATTGCCCCCCGTGAAGAAAGGGGTTGCCCCCCGTGACTCATCGAGGGGCAATGGGTTGCCCCCCGTGATATTTACGCGGTAGCAGTTGGGTCGGCGGTCCTGTCGCCGGATCTTGGCGGCCGCTATGGCTGGGTTACTGCGAACGAGAATTCCGGCTTTCTCAAGTTTGCGCAGTTGATATCGCAGTGCGCGTTCTCCAAGTCCCGTGTCACGGGCCAGCCGTGCGCTGGCTGGGAAGATCGAATCGCCGCTTGAGTCAGCGTAATTGCACAAGCAAATCAGCACGAGTCGGGCGCTGGGTTCTTTAATTTCTTGTTGTTCAATTGCCCACGCCATTGCCTGAATGCTCATCAGCACACATCAGCTCGCAAACTGGCGCCCGCCCCTCTCGGCTACACTGGAGTCGCCAGACACCCAGTAATCACCGAGAGGAACGGACAGATGGTGGATCACCCCGTGTTGCGATGCATCGGGATCGTGCTGCTGATCAACGTGTATGTTGTCCTGCGGCAGATCGTGAAGCGAAAACGTTGAGTTATGTCGATTCGCGCGATACAGCCCGGTGTCTTGCGTCACACTGTGCGGCATAAAAACTAACTAGCCGGCCGCCCGATCGGCGCGACGAGCATGTGCCACAGATTTCGAATACAGCGTTGGATCGACCTTCAGCTTTCGGTTGGTCATCGATTCAATTTTGTATGCCCGCCCCTCAGGGACAACTTCTCCCCACAGGGACAGAGCAGCCTCTGTTATCCCGAGCGCTTTTGCAGCCTTAGCTCGGGTCCCGCCGAAATGGGCAATGACATCAGCTCTACGCATGCCAGACATCCTAAGCATGCTTAAGGTGCAAGTCAATCATGTCCCAGCCGCTCCCGCCTATGCTTTACCCATGGAAACGATGGGCAATCGAATCAAAACGTTGCGGGAAAGCCGTAAACTCACCCAGGAGGAGATGGGCAAGATCGTCGGGATTAGTGGCGCTTCGATTTCCCAATGGGAATCCGGCGCCATCAAGAACCTACGGCCTGAGAATTTTCTCCGATTTTGCGCCTATTTTAACGTAGACCCCTACTGGGTTGTTTTCGGCGCCGACGGTGACCCGCAACGAACCTCTTCTGCGCGTAAGAGCTCGGTTTAGCTCGTCTAAATTCGACCCATACCAGATTCCCCATCTGGACAACGCGGGCATTGTGCATTGGTTAGCGCCCCCTCTTCCGTAAGCTGTCGCGGACATAGTTTTACTTAGATAGACTTTGGTCACGGCAGCGCAGTGTTAACGCATGTTGCACCAAACATGCTAGTGCCTCCTACCTAAATAATCCTCAATTCGACCTTTCTTCTTAAGCATGCTTGACTTCTGTTTAAGCATGCTTATACTCTCTCCATCGAATCTGGATGGAGAGCCGCAAGTGTCCGAAGTCGAACCCACTGCCCGCGAGAAGCTGCCGGCGATCGTCGTCGCCAGTGCGAGCCTGCTGGCTGAGGCGAATCTGCAGATCCAGGGGCTGCTGAAAGCGCTGGCCCATCTGGGCTGCTCCTGCACCTGCAAAACCCGCGAGGTGTCGTTGGAGGCACATTTCGCCTTCTGCAAATACCGCTGCAAGGTTGAGGACTTGGGATTGCAGGAGATCGCGCAATGAGCGGCCAGGATCTCGTTCACGGCTGCCTCTGGTTCATCAGCTCCTTGTGGGTGTTGGAACAGCTGGTACGGATGAGCCGGGTGAAGGCTCCCAAGCGCAACCGCGTTCTGCCGGCGCCCTCGCCTCTGTGTGAGCGGACCGGTGATTTCGAAGTGAAGATGCACGGCTGCGCGCTGAGCCGTCGTCAAGCGAATTAGATCATGGACGATGACACCCACGATGCCGCATGTCACCAACTGGAGTTGGAGCAACGCCAGCGCCAGGAGGCGGAAGGCTGGGCATGGTGGCCGTCGTACTACAAAGCGCTGCTCGCCCGCCAAAAGGCTGAGCGCGAATCGTTCCAGGCTACGGACCGCGCAGTACGCGAGTGGATTCACAATGCGTAGCCGCTACAAACACGAGTCACCGATCTCTCTGCAGCCGCTGAGCGAGCATGAGCTGGAAGTGGTGAAGCGTGTTGGGGAATTGGGGATGGGGCCGCTCGAGCCGAATGCGAAAGAGCGGCCACCGTATGACGAGTTGTATTTGAAGCAGAAAGCTTCACGCGATTACTGGTCACGAAACTAACGCGCCATAGTGGCGCTCACGAAGGTAAATGACATGGCGATTACAGCGACTGATTCAGGCGGAAAAGACTTCAAGAAGGTCCCTCCCGGCTGTCACTTTGCAATCTGCAACATGGTTGTGGATCTCGGCGTGCAACAGACCACGTTCAAGAACCAGGAGAAACAGCAACACAAGATCTACCTGCGTTGGGAGGTACCTGACGAACGTGTGACGTACGAGAAGGACGGCAAGGAGGTGGAAGGCCCCTGCTCCATCGGAGCCACCTACACGCTCTCCCTCTCTGAGAAGGCCAATCTTCGCAAGGTGCTGGAAAACTGGCGCGGCCGTCCCTTCACGCAAGACGAACTCAAGGGTTTCGACGTGACGACCATCGCCGGCAAGTGCTGTCAGATCATGGTTCAGCACACCGAAAGCAGTGGGAAGACCTACGCCAACGTGACCGGCGTCATGGGTACGAGTCGCGACCAGAAAGAGCGCGCCCGAAACGCAAAGTCTGAAGTTGGCGTGATCGTCTATTCACTCGATGATCCGGACCCCGAGGTTTACGAGCGGCTCCCGAACTGGATCAAGGAGAAGCTTGAGGAACGCATACCCCCGATGAGCGCAAGGGCCGTAGCAGTAGCTGCAGGCGAAGACTTCGATGACGACATTCCGTTTTGAGCCATGCCTATTATCGCAACCAATCAGCAACCAGCGGAGGCGCGTATTGACCCCCGAGGCGATTTATCGGGGGTCAATCCGATCCGGTGTACCGAGCACGTCCGGGAAATTGAAAAGATTCTCAATGCAGACCGTGACGAATTCGAGATTGCTGATGAGTTGCGTGCGTATGTGGCTGATCACTTGCGCCCGGATATCGACATGTGGATTGCGGTCAATGACCAACTCGCCACCGAAAAGGTCGTGAGCAAATCGCAACTGAAAAACTGGCTTTCGCTGGCGTTGGAAGTATGAAAGAGTTCATCATTCCAGGCGGGAAAGGACGCACGGCTGCTATCCAGCAAATCATGGACAGCCTGCTAAAGCTAGATCCTGCGACCTTCTGGAAGGTCGAAGTCAGCGAACGCAAACGGGATCGGACGGATGCGCAGAATGCCTATCTATGGGCCGTACCCAATAAGATGATTGCCGATTTCACTGGGTTTGAAGTAACAGAAGTGCACGAGTTTTTGTTGGGAAGTCACTTTGGTTGGAAAGATCGGCGCGTGCCCAAGACACCGCGTAATCCGAAAGGTCTGGAATCGGTTCCTAGGAGAACGACGACTCGCGATGAGAATGGTAAACGCAGCAAACTGAGTACGAAGGAGTTTGGTGAGTACGTGGAATTCATCCAACGATTCGCGGCTCAGAAGTTGAATCTCGTCATCCCCGACCCTTTCACGGAGAACGAGCGTGCTGCATGACCGATCTCACCCTACTGGCGCGCGGGAAGTGTTGTCTGATCCGGGTTCCGTCGTACTGCTCTGGAGATCCCGAAAAGAGCGTCTGGTGCCACGTGCGACTTATCGACATTTCGGGGATGAGTATCAAGTCTTCGGATCTGTTGGGAGCGATCGGGTGCGGTCCTTGCCACGATGTAGTGGACGGCAGAACGAAGACCACGTTCAGTTATGGCGAGCGAAGGCTGATGCTGCTCGAAGGCATGGTACGCACGCAGATGTGGCTCATGGAGCAAGGGATTCTGCTGTTCCAACCGGAGAGCCCATCGCGAGTTATCCGCTTGCCCAAGATTGTCCCTCGACGGATTCCGAGGAGAACGTAATGCGCCGTAACAGTTGGATGGTTCCCATCTGCATTCTCTGGAGAGACGGCCATTACTGGGAGGCAGTAGCAACGTGGTTTGTCATGCAGTGGGTGTTCGTGGAGGCATTCTGCCTGCCCAGGCACTCCATGCGCCGGACGATCCGCGAGATTGAGAAGGCGAAGCAATGAACACGTACGACGTTCACCAGGCCGCTGCTCTTGCCAGGGTTCATCCGGATACGATGCGCAAAATGATGAAGGCGGGCGATCTGCCAGGCGCCCAGAAGATCGGGCGAGCGTGGGTCATCAAAGAAGAACATTTTAGCACGTGGTGGGATAACCGATGCCACTCTACAAGCGCAGCCCCGGCGGGGTCTGGTGGGTCAAGCTCGGTCGAAAGGTTCGTCAATCGACTCAGACACGAGACCGCGAGCAAGCCGAAGAATTCGAGCTCACGCTCAAAACACGCCTCTGGCGACGAAAGAAGCTCGGAGATCGTGGTGCCCTTTCGTGGAACGAGGCGGCCGAGCGGTGGTTGAAAGGCTCCAAAAGGGAACGACGCCGCGACCGAGAGTTCCTGGCGCTGTTGGGTCCTCATTTGGGTCAGGAGTCCATTGCGACATTGGCCGACCCCGCCGCCCTGGATGCTCTGCGCGATTGGGGCTCTGCCAAGGGATGGTCTCCTTCGACGGTCGATCGCATGATGCGCACCGTGCGCTCCGTCCTGCGCTCCTGTTGGAAGCGCAAGGAGATCGACCAACCGTATGTGCCAATGCATGGCGAGCCGGAACCAGAACCCCGATTCCTGACGCACGACCAATTCAGACGATTGTGTGCCGAGCTGCCCACGCATCTGAATCTGGCTGCATGCTTCGCTGTCCTGAGTCTGCTACGCAAAACCTCGCAAGCTCGACTCACGTGGGACCGGGTAGATATCGAAAAGCGATGGGCCTGGATCAAAGGCGAACGCACGAAGACGGGCAAGCCCTTCGGTGTGGCGTTATCCGACGAAGCGGTGGAGATCCTCAAGGAGTGCAGTCGCTGGTGGCCGGACGGCGATCGCGTGTTCCAGTACGACGGCAAACCCATTGCGAACTTTCGCACGGGGGCGTTTCTGAAGGCCGCCAAGCGGGCGGGGCTCCAGGGACTACGTTGGCACGACCTGCGACATACCGGGGCGTCCTGGGCTGTGCAGAGCGGCGTGACGCTGCAGGAGTTGATGGTGCTGGGGAACTGGAAGAGTTACCGGTCAGTGCTCATCTACGCGCACCTCGCGCCCTCCAATCAGGCGACAGCAGCGCAAGCGGTGGGCACGTCGGTGGCACAGGCCCTGCGGAGGAAAGCGTGAGAAAACACTGGAAAACATGGTGCGCGCTGACGGGATCGAACCGCCGACATTCGCCTTGTAAGGGCGTCCGCCTCGATATATATCAATCACTTAGCGTATTTCTGACGGACGTCATTGTACCTGTCCGGATGGGGTCTGCGTACAGCGGGGGCACACCATGAGCCGCGCCGCCCGCTTCCTGATCGGCCTCGCCCTCCTCGCCGGCCTGCTCGCCCTGAGCGCGTGGACCATCCGCAACGAGCACACCGTACCGCCGATCGACTATTGCCCGCCGCACGAAAATGGGAATCCGTGGTGCCAGCGATGAAGCGCTGCCCCTTCTGCACCGGCACCCAAATGACCGTCGCCACGAGTGCCGAACTCTACTGGGTCGCTTGCCAGAGTTCTGCCTGCGGCGCCGAAGGTCCGATGCGAGATACCCGCGAGCAGGCGATCCAAGCCTGGGACCAAGCGCCGAGACCCGACCCCACTGGCACCTGCAGTCACCTCGAATACTGCCCGGTTTGCAATCCGGCGCTGAAGGAGCGGACGTGAGCGCCACCGACTACGCACGCGCGTTCTACCGGGATACGGCTCCGCGCCGACGATACCTCACCAATATGCGCCGGGGTGTGAAGCGCAATTGCCAGTGGTTGCTCGCTGAGATCCGCAATCACCGCGAGCCTGAAGTGACAGTCAACACGACTCCGCGCGTGCAGCCACTGCGCCGTCCCGTGTTGAGTTTGAAGTCATGACCTGGGGGCAGTGGATGATCGTGATCGTCGGGGGTGTTGTGCTGGCAACTTTCTGGATCGCTACTGCTGCCGGCTTCAACTGGAACGACGACGAGCGTGACGAGGAATGAGCACAAGTTGGCCGATTTCCATCTCTATCAAGGGGTTAAATGATGACTGATCAAGAAACAAAGCAGACCTTCGAAGACGCGATCCGCTCGCACCTGATCGACAACCGGCAAGAGCTGGTGAAGTCGGCAGTGGCCAGCGCCATGGAGAAGATGGCCGAATCTCTCAAGTGGACCGCGCTGACGCAGGCTCAGGAGCAACTGAAGAAGTTCTTCACGGATGAGGTGAGCCCCGAGGTGCAGAAATACCTCGATGCCGAGAAGGAAAAACTCATCGCCTCCGTTGTCGCGACGATCAGGGAGGTTGTTGACTACGGCTTGAAGAAGCAGGCTGAGGAATGGCTCAAGGAAATGGATAGCCCCTACTCGCGGTCAGGAACAATCCAAAAGATGTTTGGCGGGAAAGGCTACTGAGATAGTCACGCTGAGGAATGACCCAATGGCAAAACAGACAAAACCAATACGCCGCAACTGCCAGGAGAAGGACTGCGTGCGGGACGCGACCATAGGCGTTTATCGCTGGCGGCCAGGGGATACCTGCGTGGACCTCAATCAGCCCGTGGCGGTCGTATGCGGCCCGCACAAGCCGCGGCACAGCTCCACTCGGAGCTACCTACGCAACGTGAGGATCATGCGATGAGCGGCGAGACAGTCTCTACTGAGCAGGGTGTTACGGACCTCTGCGAGGACTGCAACGACCGTCCGATCACTGGGCTAGATGCACTCTGTGATGTCTGTCGAAACCTGGCCAATGAGCGCGCGTACCAGCGCGACATGGAGGAGCCAATGTTTCGCGGCGGGGAGGCTGCGGCATACGAAGCCGAGGAAATTACGCGCATCCAACGGGAGTTAAAGTAATGAGTTCAGGGTCTTCCAGTTCATCCAGCGGTATCGGCGTGATCGGGCTACTGGGTGTTGCTTTCGTGGTCCTTAAGCTGACGCATTACATCGATTGGTCATGGTGGTGGGTAACCGCGCCCTTCTGGGGTGGCTTCGTCATCTTCCTCGTGATCATCATCGGTTGGGTCTTTTTTTCCGCTATGTCGGAAGCTCGCAGGAGCACCCGGCGATGAGCGAGTCAGTCACTTCCACCGAGAAGCTCTACGGCTGGTACGACCGCGCAGACCAGCCGGTTGACCAGCCTACCTACAACCCGGCCTTCCCTGGAATGTGCCTGTTCTGCGGCAACCAGACGAGCGACGAGGACGTGAGAACAATTGCCCTTATACGGGATCGGTCGGCGCGTTCGTTCTTCTACCGTGTCCACCGGACCTGCCATGAGGCCGCGAGCGAGGATCAGCGCAACCAAATCACTAGCGTGATATTCGATTCCATCGATCACCACGGAGACGAACGTGTCTGACTCGAAAACTGCAGATGAGAATCCGCCCTCTCGGCAGTGCGCCTGTGTAGATGCGGACGCCATCACGTGCTACCGGATGCGGTATCGCACCTGTGAGTTCTCGGACTCCGATGATTCTTTCGATGGTGAGTGTGAGTGCTCCTGCCATGCACACGATGAGCATGGCAACCGACTCTACCCAGGGGATCTGCTATGAGCACACTCACATCGGAAGATAAGCTCCCGTACGCCGTTCGCGAGTTTATCGAACGCGAACATCGATCAATTGGGGATGGGAATGCTTGTGAGCATCGTCCGACCTATCAGGACCAACTCGACCGAGCCACGCAGCGTATTACCGAGCGCTACGCCCGTGGAAAAGAGCTGATCGCTACGTTCGCGCCGGGAGAGGAACAGCGCTGTCGGAATTACTTTGTGCAGCGCTACAACGATCCATATCGGTACCGGGTGGAAAAGCTGGTCGAGGATCGCGTGCTCGGGCATTGGGTACTCGCCCCCGCCTGGGCTATGTGCATCGAAGAGATGCGGAAGATTCGGGAGGCGGTGCTATGAGTAATATTCCCTCAAATGAAATGGTCGAGCCGCCACTGACAGACTCGGAGCATGGCGAACTGTACCGATTCTGCGCTACGGATCAGCGAGCTTTAATGCTGCTGCGCCGGTTGGTGCGGACGGGTGTGCAGCCTGATCCAGAACCTTTACTACAAGGCGAGACGGAAGTGCAACGTCGCCGTGCTATTGATGAGGCTTACGACCTGTTGACGTGCGCTCGGCCTGCCGAACATCTGGAGGGCGCTACAGACGAGGAATGGTATGCGGCGCGGGCACAGTGGTACGCCCGAAACAGTGATGCCGAACCCAAAGCCTTCGGAGTGTTAGGTAAGAGCTTTGGCGATATATCAGGCGAGGCCGCGAACGCGCAGAGCGCCAGAGATGGAAAGGAAACAGTTGCGTCTCCAGTCGTTCCTGACCTTTGCACATGTCCGTACCGGAGTGCAACCTCATCCCTAATAACCGATCCAATCTGCCCGGTTCACGGACATGCTGCGAAAGCCGCAGGGTCTCCAAGTGAGGCAGCGATGCAGATCATTGCCGCTGTTTGCCATTCCGTGTCTGGCACCTGCTGTCACGTGCTGAAGGACGGCCACGGTCCCTGCACCATCGAGAATTGCAGCGCCGTGCGAGGTTATCTAGGCGCTCCGAACGGGTGAGTATCCGAACGTGAAGAATGTCGCCGTATTCATGTGCCACCGGTCCGGGGTCCTCGCCAGGCCATGGGCTGCTGCAGGTTACGAGTGCTATTGCATCGACCTGCAACACTCCATCCGCAAACCACGCGCGGACGGTCGAGTGACCTACATGTGGGGCGACTGCCGTACCTGGGTTCCGCCTGAAGAGATCCGCGGGCGCATTGCGTTCTACGCCGCGGAGCCGCCTTGCACTCACATGACGGTGGCCGGCGCTCGGGACTTCAGGACCAAGGGAACGGCAATGCTCCGCGACTCCCTTGAGATGTTCTCCGCCTGCTACTCACAGGGTTGCTGGAGTGGAGCTCCATTTCGCATCGAAAACCCCGTGGGCAAATTCTCCGACCACATGCTGCCACCCGATTTTCTGTACCAACCATGGGAATACGGAGATTTATGGACGAAGAAGACCTGCCTGTGGACCGGTAATGGCTATGTCATGCCGCCCAAGCTCCACACGCAGCCGCCAGAAGGCACCACGGAGAAAATCTGGCTGATGCCGCCCTCAGACGACAGAGCCGACCTGCGCAGCGAGACGCCGCCAGGCTTTGCGCTCGCGGAGTTTCTGGCCAACGGGCGCAATCTGCTGGAGCAGGCAGCGTGAAACAACATACATCCTTACTGTCTACGGAGAAATGACATGCCCGGGGTAAAGGTAGGCGACCTCGCCATCACCAAGAACTGCAAGCGTAGTGGTCTCATTGTGGAGATTCTCAGCGCTGCGCCCAGAGGTCGATTTCTTTTGCCAAATGGCAACATTCAGATTCCGATGGACGAGGACAGATATCCAGCGTGGGTAATCAAATCGCTCAGCGGCCCTCTACGTGTGCGCGGCGGCGACGGGACCGTGCGTCAGGTCAATATCGGAACGGTGCCTGATCGACTTCTTTTCCCGCTGCCAGGTGATCCGGTCGAGATCGACTCTGAGCAAACGGCTGAGGCGTAAACAATGGATGAGCAGCTCAAGAAGATCCTGCGCGGCATCGTCGAATACGACGGTCTGATCAGCGACATGCTCAAGGGAAAGACGGTCGAAATCGTGAGCAACTTCAACGATCAGCCACACGGTCGAAGCAAGCCGTCTCTGAAGGGAAAGCGATTCACAGTCAAAAGCGCCTACACCGAGGTGCGACACGAGGGAGAAATCCACCTGCAGTGCGACGGCCTCTGGTGCTTCCCTCAACTTTGGCGTGATGCTGTACTCGTAACATCTGACAGCGCAGGATGTAGCAAAGATGGGTAAACGAGCCTTCGACGTCAAGAACGTCACCGACATCGAGCCCTGTCCTAAATGCGGGAATCGCGAGAAGTTCGTAGGCATGTCGCAACAGGTGGCTGAGGATTGCTGCGAAGTCTGGATCACCTGCGCATGCGGATATGACCCAACAGAGGGTCACAGCGGCGATCGAATGGAGGACGTCTGGGGATCGCTGGACAGTGCGACGCTTGCCTGCGCTCTCTCGAATTGCTGGGACGAGCCATTACGCCGCAGACTTTCTCAAACCGTGGAAGGTAGTCATGGCAGCGGTTGATAAGATCGTAGGCACTCGCGCCCAATATTGGGAGCTTCGGGACTGGCTGCACGAGAATGAGCCATGGTACCGGTGGAGCATCGTTCCGGAAGATCGATACAAGAACGACACCCAGCGATTGACTATCAGCAACTTCTCGACGGTGGAAGATTTCTACCTGTTCCACCTCTGCCCTATCCCGTGGGTAAAAGCTCGATTGGTTGAACAATACGGCCCACAAGGCCCTAAGGCTTTGGGCGCTCTACCACAGGAAGGAAGTGTTAAATAGCGCTTGACTGTGACATGTCACGATGATAGGCTGTAGCCACACTGAAGGAGATGGCCATGACCGAGACACAGAAAGCGATCGCAGAGTGGAACCGCATTATGGAAGAGATGAAGAAGTCTCACGAGGCCGAACTGGCCCGCGCTGCCTGGGAAAAGGCTTGAGTCCGCAGACCGCAGCCGAACGCAAGGCAGCACAACGCGCCAGGCTTCGTAAGAATGGATTGGAGAAGCTCGAATTATGGGAACCCCTACAGAACCACGAACGGATCAAGCGGTATGCAGCGAGGCTGAGGAAGCAGAAACCGCCGAAGTGAGCGAGGACTACGATCCGACGCCCTGGTGCCTTGGTTGCGGTGCAATGACTGAGGATCGCTGTGACTGCGGCCCGATCTGCGACAACAACTAGCATGAGGATAGCTACCGTAATCGTATGCATTTTGACTATTGCCGGAGTCGTAGCCTGCGAGGTATCGATTTGGCGGGAATGCAGACAGGACCATAGCTGGATTTACTGTATGCGGCTGATGGACAAAGACAAATGAACGTGAAGCGGTCAAAAGAGCCACGAGACAGTGCCAACCAAGGTTGAAGTTATGAGCACCCCAAATACACGCCCCCTGCACATGTTCAAAGAAGACGTTGCCCAACGGCTTCAGAAAGGACCGTTCTGGTGGGGCGGTAGCGCCGGATACGAGCTCGAGCGCAAGTACGCCGATCTCGTCCACGAGGATTGGCTGGAGGGCTGCACTGTGGATGAAACGGCCCACGCCGTTCACACGCTCTATATGAACCGCCCGACCACGGTGACCCACATGACTCGCGCCAGCCTGGAGAGCGCCGGCTGTAGGTTTCCCCTGGAGCGCGAAGAAAGTGAGCGCCAGGGTGATCGCCTCGCGATGTTTCGCGCGGAATACTAGATTCCCAACTATGAGCACATCAATGCTTACCCCAAAGGCCCAGCGGGAAATGGAAGAAGTCTGGCGGTTGCGCCGGGAAGCCCTTCACATTCTGCGGCTGGTAATCGCGGAATGGGAATCTGACCCCACATCGGTGCAGTGCTTTGATGAGCGAATCAGGAAGCGTGCCAAGGAAGTGTCAGAGCGTATCCGCAAACTTGATCCGCTCGATGACGTGTAAATAACTCAGGAGGTAGCCGTGATCAATAAGACTGACTACGGTTTCGCAGCGCGGAAGGATCGCCAGCACGTTGCCATTCTTCGCCACAACAAGAGAACCTGCGCCGAGCGTGGCCATGTTGGGTCCGACAAGATTCGGGACGGCAACGTGGTCCGATGTACTCGATGTGGTGAGGCTTGTGGCTTTGTGAGGCTGCCGGTCGCGCGAAGCCAGGATAACCCATGACTGTACTCAAAATGTCAGCAATTGCTCTCGTCTGTGGATTCGGTGGAACCATGCTATATCGATGCGCAGCAGACGATTATAGAAAATTTTCGCACCATTATGACCTAGCGACAGCCTGTGAACAGCGTGGTGGTGAGTACGTCCAGCCGTGGAAAGCGAGTGCCGAACCCGTCTGCGTTGAAGTGAAGAGGTTCTAATCCATTGAGCGTCTATCAAATCACACCTCGTCGGGTATGCATGGCGATTGTCGCATTGCTTGGATTGTTAATGCTTCCCTTCGGCTCAACTGGTGCCAAGGTCGCAGATTGGGCTCAACGAAAAAGGGATAATTGGTAATTAACTCATGTTAGAGCAAACGCCCTTGTACGTCATAGCGTGGAGACTTCTGTGGTTTGTGCCAGCCAGTATTGCACGCGCCCTGTTCGTCGCTTTTGTGTTCTGCGGATGGGGACGATCTGATGCTCGGCGGTTGTGGGAGATGACCTCATGACGGCATTCCTCATCATCGCAGCGGTTGGAGCACTGGCCCATTGGATCATTTGGAAGGATAGGTCATGACAAATCACTGCATCCATCGAGCCGGCTGCCCGAAGCCAGACGTCTGCCGCGAGGTCGGTCATTGCACATCGATGACGGCAGAGGATCTGCAAACGCAGAGCATGACAAATGTCCTTTCAAGCGCATGCGTTCACTGCGGACTGACGAGCGATATACCAAAATGCGGGATCAAATGCGCTCGTGCTGAGCGTGAGATCGCGCTACTCCGTGAACAGCGTGACACCAATCTAGCGAAGGAAGTTGAGACAGTCGAGCAACTGCACGCCGCGGTGAAGACGGCCCAGGAGCTGGCGGCTACGCGGTTGCAGGAGGTTGAGAGGCTGAAGCGCGATGTTCGCCAGTTCAAGGAGGCGATCTATTGGGCGCTAGGTGAGCGCGGCGACTTCCCTGACAAACTGCCGGGATGCGGTCCATGGTATTGGCGCACGGAGCTACGCAAGCGCAGTGGACTGCCAGTCAACGGACGACCTGATAACGAACCGGGAGTATCTCCGGCACCAGTGGATCTATATTCGAGGTGTACGGGCGAGCCCCATGATTGCCCGTACATCTTCTGCCACTCGCAACTGAAGTGCGCGAAAGAGCCAACCACCAGTGATTGCACGTGCAAGTTTCAGCGGACGCCGACGACCCTCTTTGTGACCGTGGACCCGGCCTGTCCTCTACACGGTGGGAAGCGCGTCAATCTGTATGGTGAGAAATCGTTACCAACTAAAGAGGGTTAATCCATGGCGAAGGGTGATCGATTTTGGCGTGTCGAGGCGCAGAAGGCTGCGCTCAAACAGGCTGAGGCTGATGGCCGCATTGCCGACAGTATGGAAGTCAGGCAGGCCCTCATGGAGCGCGTACACAAGGGTGAGATCACGCTAGAGGCCGCACAGGCTGAACTGAAGAAGATCAAACGCGGTGCGAAGGCTGCGGGCAAAGTAACTCGCTCGCAAGCATTTCGGGGCGCTTAACTTCAATCGAGAACCTGAGCAGCTCTATGGCTAGATATTCAGAGATGCGCTACGGACTCGCTTGGGCCACTTGCGAGGACAACAGGATGTTCGCACTGGTGGGAGCTTGGAAGGGTCGGCGTCGAGTCCTAATCCAAATTGGATTCCCTTGGCTGAACAGTTTCCGTGAATGGCGAAAGAAGCGTCGATGAGGTGGTCTATGAGTCTGTTCGAAACGATCTTTGGTAAGGGTGATGCTTGGTATGGCGGACCGATTGGTCCCTTGGCACCCACGCGCACACCGCAGGATCTCGATCGCATGCAGCGCGCACTGGCCTTGCACCCGGGCGCTGACCCGCAATTCAACCTTCAGCCAACCATCGATATGCTGGAGATCGCGGATATGTACGGGTTCAAGGTGACGCGCTCATAGCGGACGATGAATTCATGAATACCTGTGGAACCTGCAAACACTTCGGTCCATCAGTCCCTGAATTGATGGACTTGGAAGAATTCGGCGAATCGCCGTATCACGTGTGCCAGTTACTCAAGCATCTGAACGGTGGTTGTCGGCCATACCCGACGACCGATCCTGCTGGTGTGATCGACATGAGCGGTGCTAACGCAACGTTCTGCGTGAAGGAAGAATTCGGCTGCAATCAGTGGGCTGAGCGCGAGAACTAAGGATGACTTCAATGATCTGCCTCGACTTCAGCGAACTTCAGATCTGGGCCGGCATTTTCATCGGAGCATTCCTATCCGCACTCGGCTTCTTGGTATATCAGATCTTTCGTAAGTATTGAGCATCCATGCTCTCCGTGTTCCTACCCATAGAGACACGGCAGGAATGGTTTTCGGGCCGATCCGAATCTAAAGAAGTGTGAATGAACGACATCGCAGACAAACGCCGCAAACAGCTTCAGGACACCATCCGCAAAGCAGCCAAGGAGCTGCTCGGATTCGGCGGCCTACCCCTGGCGGGATTCAGCTTTCCGCTCGATGACTCCAAGACCACATGGATTATTGTGAGGCCGGCGACTGAGGATGAGGCGGATGCGGAATTGACGAAGGGACGGCCCTTGTGAAGGCGAACTCAGTGCACGCTGATTGCGTGATGACCGCCTAAATAACCGTTTGCAACGTACAGCAACGCAATGAGCATGACGATACCGAGGATCGCCCACACGAAGATCTGGGCCCCGGGCGGAATGGCCGGCATGATGAAGCGGGCGATGATGAAGTACGCCGCAGCCAGCACCAGAACGATGATCAGAAAGCCAATGATCCAGGAAAGGTCCATATCTGGACTCCTATAGCTGGGGGGTGATCTCAGCAATCAACGCGTTCAATCTTGAGGCGTTCCTTTTCGCTTCGTCTCGGGCTGCGATAAGAAGGTCTCCAATTTCGTCAGCGCTTGGGTCTCCGCGGGTATCAGCAGCTGGGGATCGATCACGGGTTTGGGACAGGACACGACCCGCGGCGGCTCGGGCTGCCGCGGCACTGAGCAGCTGCTCGAGGCGATGGACCCTAGCAATAGTGATGTCCCGGTCAGCAGCGGTTTCAGCATTGGTTTTGGCAAGGATCACCATGGCGGCTTGGTTGTTGCGAGTAACGGTTTGCGCCTGCGCCAGTTGGGCTGAGAGCACCTGTCTGACGGCTTCTTCCTCGTGGGCTCGCTCGATGACGTACGAGGCTTCCAAGGCTTTGTAGCGCGCTGGGTACGGGTTCAGGTGCCAGCCCATATATGTACCGGCGCCGAAGATCACCAGCACTCCGGCCAGCCAGGGTAGATATCGCAGTAGGAGGACGCTCATTCAGCCCACACCGGCCGATTTGATCGGCGCCTGCGGTTCCACTGGTGTGATTTGAACGGGTGGCAAAGCAGCTTGTGCGGTATCCAGCGCTGCCTTGACCTGCTTCCCTTTGTATCCGGTATACATGCCGCGAATGAACGCCAGGATGAAGAGGCCGATGCCAATCTTGGCGACCCATCGGTCCCCTAGATAGTTCTGCGCTTCTTCTTTCACCACCGCCGGATCGATGAAAGCGACCAGAGACATGAAAGAGGCGCCGGCCGCGGCGATGACTTTGGTGAGATGATCGACGACCCAACGGTATGTAGATTTCAACCAATTCATGCCAGCGTCCCTCCGGACTGCGTATATGCCGACTGTAGCGACGCCAACGTGTTCTGATGCTGGCCGTAGGTATTACCGGGCAAACTGGCCCAAATGCTCGTGCACTTCGCCACCGCTGACTCGAACCGACCGCCCATCACATCATCCAGCGCGTGACGCTCGCGGACCATCTGCACCGCAATTGCATCTTGGGACTCGGGGCTGAAATCCGGCAGACCCAAAGATGCCTTGTAGGCATCGTAGAAGCGCTCGAGGATTTGATATCGACCCGCTGCCGTACTGGTGAGCGTTGGGGAGAGTCGCACTGCGATACGCGGATGGTCAGCATAATTCTCGAATAGATGCGGGTGCGCTGGCGTGCTCCCCACAACACAGTTGTATCCGTGGTCCCCAACGAACTCCGTGCCTTCACTGATGGCAATCATGGTCAAAAAGGCATCCAGATTGCTCATTTACGTTCCAGAGTCGCCACCCGCATTTCGAGGGCTGTGCACATGTTGGAAGTCCTGTGAATCGCCCCGCGCATGCCCGTATCGTGGGTACCAATATCAGCTTTCATGCGCTCCACATCGTGATCAATGCCCTCGACTTGGGCTCCTAGTCGCCGACACTCGGTGACATGAGCCCATAGTTGGGTGGCAAACCATCCCATCACAGCCATTTGCAATGTCACCAGAATGCCCAGCGCCCACAGCAGTGTCTCCATCGGTAACCAGTTACGATCCAAACACTACGAACTTGATCTCACTCGCATCTGTCGCCACTCCCGCCACATTGATATTGATCGTAAAACTGGTCGGTCCAATCACCGAAGTCCATTCGACCTTGGATGCACTGCCCAGATTGCTGTTGGTCATGGGCGCGTAGTTGGAACTGAGCAAGGCGTTTGTCATCGTCACGGTATAGCGACCCGCACCGGTTCTTTGCACGCTCGTGACATTGAACCCAGCAGCTGGCGGATTGGTGCCCGTCGTCGTCCCATCGAACACACCCCAGGCCTTAGAGGTATTGCGGGATTCGATTCCTGGATAGACGTAAAGCGCAAGGTCTGGTGAAGTATAGGTTTTTCCTTCTGCATCGTTCTTTACGAAGTTGGTAGCCCCATTTCTCTGGCAGTCGATCATGTTCAATCGGCCCGTGAAGCCCGAGTCAACATGAACGAGGCTCGTCATCCCAGCGAGACCTGAGGCATGCTTGATGGTGCTCGCACCTACTCCAGCCAGGTAGACCGCGTCCGTGCATCCTTCAAAATGGACGTTGTCCAGATTCAGACTGTCGTTGACAATATTGATGCCCTTCGCGCAAGGGTTACCGGCAGATCCAGCAATGACTGAGTCGCGCACATGGAGCATGAACGCGCCGACACTGGAGATCTGATCGAGCTGAATTCCAGCCACGGTGCCGGCCACATTGGCCGGGAACAGCTGGCATCCCTGAATCTCACAGGTGGATTGTCCGCCGGCACTCACGTTGCGGAAGCGCACACCGACAGTGCGGAAGTTCAGAATGCCGACATTGCGCAACCCACAGTTCTCCTGCCACGCATCGGTGAGAACGGCGCCCAATCCGCCCACACTGCTGCAGTCGATGAACAGATCCTGCAGGATCGAATCGAACATCGCGGTCACGCCGTTGTGCGCCCAGAACATCGTGACCGGCCACAAGGACCAGTAAGTGCTGTTGGGCGGTACGTGATTCGTGTGTGGCTGGATGCAGGAGTAGGTATTCCCGCCGAACAGAACGACATCCGCAACAACGTAGTCGGTTGAACCGCTCCAGATTGGAGTGGTCGCGGAAAATCCCGAGGTGGCCTTGATGAGGGATCCCGAGCAATTGATTCCCTTCAATCGCACCCGATTGGGCAGCACAATCGGCGAGCTGACATAGGCAATTCCGGTGGGCAGATCCACCGTCGCTCCGGTCGCCCCTGAGACGGCGGCGGCGGCGACCGTGATGGCGTTCTTCAACGCAGTCACATTCGCATCGGCGCTCGCTGGATTGTTATCCGCCGCATACCCGTATCGGCGGGCATCGAGCGGCGGGTAGTTGAAGTTTACCGGCAGGATGTTGGCCGCGGTTTCCGCAGCCGTCTGCAGCAAAAATCCATTCGGCGTACCGTTGCGCCACCCGTTGACACCCGTGCCCATCGCGGCCACGACATTGGCTGCCGTCAGTAGAGCGGCTGTATCATTGGCCCCTCCGGTGCCATCGGCTCCATAGCGCCAGGGATTTCCTGGCGCATAGGCGTAGTTGGTGGGCGTCACCCCCACGGTGATTTCAGCCGCGGATTGGGGGTTCAGATACTGCCCGATGATCGATTGCGACAGTGTGTTTCCGATAATGGCCGTGGCGTACTCGACCGCGCCGGTGATGGCATTGAAAAACAGATACTTGCCGCGGCGATTGACGGTGGAGGTGATCGATCCGTCCGTGATGAGATCCGCATCCGTAAAACGGATGGTCCGCAGCCACTGTTGATGCAGACGCTTGCACAGGCGTGTCACCCGATCGAGCGCGCGCTCGTGCGATTCGGCTGGAAACGCATCCAGATCCACATAGTCGGTGGGCTGCGTCAGCGCCGGATCATCCAGCAGGGTGACTTTCAACGTCGCCGCCGGAGCGGCTAGAAATAGCGCCGTGCCGGGGCTGCCGCCGCCGCCGACAATGGAGAATCCGGAAGACAGCGGCGTGACCGCGCCAGTGACCGAATCGGTCAGCAATACCTTGATGTCATCCGACGTATCAAATGGAAATGGGATCGCAAACGCTACGGATACTCCATCCGCGTTGTAGGTGGTCTCATTGGCTGTGGCCGATATAGTCATGGAGTCAGCCTCACGTCGGACTGCGACAAATTCAAGGTGGTGGGCGGTGGCATTTCTACCGACATTCCGCGGGCTTTGAGCTGCTGGTTCATGGAGTCCATCACCTGATTTCCCTGGTGCGCGGCCTGGATCATCATGTAATAGACCCCGTCAATCAGTTGACGCTTCTCCTCGGGTTTGATGTCGGGGTTCTTGGAGACCAGCCGGATGTACTTGGTCTGTGTGGCCAGGGCTTCTTTGATGCCCTGCAACCGAAAGAGATCGTTCTCGCTTTGAGCCACCTTCAACACATCCATCGCGGCCTGGACGTCGCCTGACTTGGCGAGGTATTTGATGGTGTTGATGCGAGTGTTGGTCTTGTCGTAGGCGTCGTAGAAATCCTGAATCGACTGGGCACCGGCAGACGGGTAACGAATGACAAACGCCTTCACAGCCGGAATGTCGGCCAGCGTGGAGGCGGGTTTCACCGGATCTGGAATAGCACCGGATTGAATCAGCGACTGGTCGGCGAGTTTCAGCGCGTACTGGCCCAGCTGCCCCGACCACGCACGAACGTAGTTCTCAATCACCGCGGGGGATGACAGGGAGGAATCCTTGAACCCCGGCATGACGGTCGCGAACTTGCCCAAGAGCTTGGCGGATTCGGTGGTGTAGTCGGTGTACTGATACTCCGGGAGAATTCCTTCCATGCTCTGGGGGATGATGGGATTACCGGTGAACGTGGAGCGGTTGGCGAATTGCTCCACAATCGGGACCATGAAGGACGGAATGTAGGCCGGCGCCAGGGCCTGGCCGAGCGATCCCCCGAGATCCTTGAACGCCTTGGGATTCTCACCCTTGTACGCTTCCAGAATCCGCTCCGGCAGGGAACCGAAGAGGATTCCCAACTCGGACGGCTTGGGGATTCGATAGATGTGATCCTTGGTCATCACGATCCAGAACAAGTCCTTCTGCCACCGCGGAATCTCCTGCCATCGCGGATCCTCGTTGTTGGCGTACCAGAGTATGACGGATGGAAGTGTCACCGAGGCTGCGAGCTTCAAAGCGGTCTGCGTCGGGCGGTCGATGAAGGCACGAGCTGTTTTGTCGAGTCCCTGAACGTGGGCGTTCCAGAATGCGACGATCATGTTCAGTGCCCGGGTTTGAGCGCCCACCCGCTGGAAGTCCAGGGTGACTTCCCGGGCCGCCATACCGCCTTGCATAACCGTATCGATGCCTTTCTCACCCTGGGTCTGACGTTTGAATTCCCCCAGCCGGGTGGAGTTCTCGATGATCTCGGAAGTGACCCGGAGGATTTCGAGCGGGCTCTTGATGACGTTCCAGGATTTGGCGGCCAAACCGGTGTCTTTCTCGAGCTTGAAGATGTTCTGCTCGATGTAGTGGCGATCAATCGCCACCATGGCGGAATTGGCCCCGCCGGACTTGAGAAACGCTTGGTAGTCCTCATCCTTCTTGAACAGCGAGCCCAATCCGCGGATCGCATCGACTACGGGAGTGATGCCCTTCTCACCTAAGTTGAACGCGGTGAGTTGGTCACGGATGAAGTTACGGGCGACGAAGTCAGGAGCGAGAGTGGTTCCGGCGCGCATCCAACTGGCCGGCGCGCGCATGATCTTCACTGCAAGCGATATGGACTGCTGATCCAGTGCCCGGACGGCGGTCGCAACTTCCGGGGAGACTTGAAAGACCTGCCGCTCACCGTCGCGGTAGAGCGCGATTTCGTCGTTGCGCAGGCCTGGGGCTTTGGGACGGAAAACCGAGAGGGTTTCGGGTGGAACGTCGGCGCCGTTCTCTTTGGCGAATCCTGCGGCCACGGAATCCTTCTTCCCGGGTGACTCCACGCGAGTCATGAGCTCCGCGCCGCGCTCCCCCGCTGCGTCAGCCAAATCGGCCAAAGTGGATAGCGCACGGTTGCGCTCGGCCAGCTGGATGTAGGTGTAGGTGTTCTTGATGATCGACTCGAGGGGATCGACGATCTTGCGGGTCGAGCCTTCAATCTTCTTGACCGGCGCCCGGACGGATAGTCCTTTCCCGATGCCCTTCGGTCCCCCTTCGCTCTCATCCATCAGGCGATAGAACGGGACGTAATCCTGGTTGGCTTCCTTCATCGCCTCAAAAGCGTCTTTGCTCAGAATCCCGGAATCTCGAAGGTATTCGAGGGTGTGGGTCTGGTACTCCTTCAGCTCCTGAAACGCCTTCGCATACTTGCCACCCTTGGCCACCGTGGTCTGTGCCGCCTCCAGAGGGACACCAGTCTTGATGCCGCGCGCTTCGAGCTCCAGCGCCCGTTTGGAAACGGCGTAGGCCCGCAGGCCATCCAGATCCTCTCGGTAGGGTTCCAGGATCTTCGTGAGCGGTTTGCCCACGTTTTCGAGCGTGTCGAACTTGAACGGGCTGAACTCGAGAAAGTGATCCGCCTTGCCGGTGGATCCGCGGGTGAGGCGCGCGAGCTGATAGGGATCATCCGCCGCCCGCAAGGGTTTCTCTCCGGCCAGCAGGGCAGTGAGTTGCTTGACCGGATGAAGGTCGTCCACGAGCGCGGTATAGACCGTATCCAGCGTAGGCTTTGCGCCCGCCTTGGGTTCTGAGGGAACGATCCGGGCCAGCACCTCATCCGATGCCGTCGGATTGTCTTTCGGTGTCTCAGGCAACGCCGCGGAGGCTTTCGTGGGCGTCGCTTCTGAAACGGCTTCCGGCTTGATCGCAACATCGTTCGGGATGGACCCCTCCATGATCATCGATCGCATCTCGCCAGGAACCTTGACAGGGGCTGGATCAGGCGGTTTCTCAGCCGGATCTACCGCGCTCTCATAGGCTTTCGGAATCGAAACGTTGTCGCTTGCGATGTCTTGGCGGATCGTCGGATCGGTCTGCGCGTCCGTCACCACCTCATCCGGTTTGATGCCGGTGGCGACGTAATTCTCACCCAGCTTTCCCCGCAGCCGATTCACCTGGCTGGAGAGGGCATCCGCTCCCATGCTGGCCAGATGAAACCCGCCCACCAACACCGCGGCATCCGCGAAGTCCTGCCAGTTGGGCAACTGCCCTTCCATGGCTTTTCCCGCAGTAACCATCGTGGTGATTTCGGCCGCAGTCTGGGCGGTTCCCGCCAGAAGCGGGCTCATGACCGGAGTGGCCAGCTTGCCGACGAGACCGCCCGCACCTGCGGTCGCTGCACCTACCAGTCCCTGCTTGTTCGCTTCGATGAACGTCGAGGACGCCCGCTCCCAGAAGTCCCGTGAGTCCTTGATCGCGCCCTTCTGGTAGTTATCCAAGAGCGCTCGGCGAATAGCCGCAGGGACTGCAAACGCACCATAGCCGCTGCCTAAGGCTCCGCCGACCTGGGCGCCCGTCGCCGCGCCCGCAACGCCACCGGTCGCGCCACCAACCCCACCGCCTATGAGCGTGCCGGCTGCTCTACCGAGAAACGCGCCGCCCAGCATCGCCGGAAGGTCTCCGGCCATCTGGGTCACGTTCTGCGCGATGCGTCCCCACATGGGCGCGTCCTGAGGCGCCAGGGTATCCGGAAGCTTGTGGCGTTTGATGAGTCCCGTGACAGACATCTGCCAACCGGCATCCAGATAATCACCGAAGGTCAGCTCCTTTCCCGGTTCGCTCTTGACCGTACCCAAGCCTTTCTTGAAGTGATCCTTGAGTCCTGAATCATCGAAAGGCCGCTGCCCCCAATAGGAGGCCACTTCCTGTTGGGAGAAGCCTGCATCCAACAACGACCGGGTGTGGTCTGCCTGGTAGGCGGCGAGCTCTGAATCCGTGAATCCCGCACCCTTGAGCGAATCCAACTGTTGCTGGCCGGCGCTCACAGCTTACCCGTGCGCTTGAGATAGTCCTCTGCCGACTCCCCTGCTTTGCGGGGGATGGCATTGGTCCCCGGTGCATTGGTCGCCGACTTCAACACGTCCTGCATGATCTGCTGGGGGGAGCGAACGAACGCAGTGATCCGCTTGCCCAAGTAGTCCGGGCTATCCGGGGACAACAGATCCGCTGCGCTCTTTCCAGCGCTTCTTTGCCGCTGGTACTCATTCAGGAACCAGGAGGTGAATTGCTGGAGATTGGAGTCGCCTTGCGGATCCTGGATGCCGATCAGCGGATTGCTGTGTGTCAGAGTGGACTTCGCAACCTCGATCAAACCTGACTTGAGTTTCGATTCCGCCTCCCCTTGCGCCGTACCCTTGCCCTCCACTTCCGCGCGCAAGTGACCGAGATCCTCGAAGTTGATCCGCTGATCAATCAGGTAAGGATTCAACTGATTGGCATCGGTGATCTTGCCCGGAGTGCCATCGGGGAGATTGATCCGCGCGAAGATCTCATTGAACGTGGCGGGATCGGTTTTCGGCTTCTGATCTCTCGCCCGGAGCATGTTGAGGAACTCATCCTTTGAACCTGAACCAAACGGCGCGAGGTTGGAATTCAGGATGGTCTTCGCATCCAACTGCCCATCATTCATCTTCTGCAGGAAGGCATTCTGGGTCTGTTTCTGACGCAATTCCTCGGCCTGCTTGGCCAGCCGGATCTGCCGCTCTTCCTCCACGTACTGAGCGGTGATGGCCTGACTTGCATGGTTTTCGGCCTGAACTCTCTGCTCTGGGGTCAATGAGCGGATCGCAGGATCGGTTGAGTCACCTGAGCGAAGAGTGGCTAGCATGTTCGCCGGGTGCATCTGGATCAGGCCCACGACCGAGTTATAGGCCATTTCGGATTTGGCCTTATCCTTCAACTGCTGGCGCTGCTCAGCCGTCAACGACATGGAATCAAACAGCGCGTTGCGTTCGGCCAGTCGCTGAGTAAACAGGTGCGGATTGTTCTGCAGCTCGTTACTGGCGGACTCAATCGAATCCTGCGCAACATTGAGGTTGTTCTGAACCCGGGATGCCGCCTCGAAGCTCATGGCGTTACGCTGCAATTCTTCCCGCAACGCCAACAGGCGATCGGTCATGAACTGCTTGCTTTGCCGGGTCGGGGCTCCTTGAGCCACCTGATTAGCCTGCGCGTCGTAGTCCTTCAGCAGATCAGGGGTGAAATTCGCAGCCCCCGCGGGAGCCCGGAGCTTTCGTTGCTCCAACTGCTGCATCCACGAGGATTGCGTATCCGACAGAGTCTTAGTCGCCCACGTCGCAGCATCGCGCTCGCGCACAGTTTCCTGCGCCTTGACGAGTGCCTGGGCGCCGCTCGCCAGATCATTCAGCCCTTCACCCAATCCGGTGGAAGATGGGGTGACCGGACCGGGCCCTAAACTGGCCCCGGAGACGCTGGTGCGCTGCTGATACTCTGGAATTATTTGAGGCATCAAGCGACCTTGCGGGCCGCGTAGCCCTTCAAGAGATTGCTGCCGGCGAGGAAGTAGCTACTCAGGGCCGCTGACTTGCCCGCGTTCCGCTCAGCCTGGGCCTGTGCCATCAAGCCTGAGGATTTTTGTAGGCCGCCGTAGCGGATATTGAGCGCATCCAACTCAGCATTGATCCCGGACTGATCCAACACTTTCGCGGTTGTTCCTCCCATGCCGCCACCGGCTTGGGCTGCGGTAGCGGCGGCAGTACCAGCGGATTGCCGGGCATCTCGACGTTGGGTTTGCTCATCCGCATAGCCTTGAGAAGATGCGACATGCGCTTGCTGGCCCAAAGCTGCCGCATTGATGTTCGCGGCTCCCTGGTCGTTTTGACCTTGAACGATCGCGCCGCTGGCCGAGATGAGATAAGGCAGGGCTTGCATCAAGCTCTCCGGTAGACAAACTGGTTCGGACAGCCTTCGAAGAATCCCGCCATCGGTTCACCGCGAACGAAGCCTAATAACTCCAACCACTTGCACCCCGGGCCCCGTTGCGCCGTGGTGGCGATCAGCGGTTGATGGTGAACTTCGAGAAAGCGTGCGACATACCGGTGAACGCCGATAAACTGGGCACGCGCCGCGGGAGCGACAAATGACCAGAGCCAGCCCTGGCCCGCATCATCCGCGGCGATGCCCCCACACAGGAGGATCTGACCGGCTCGTATTGTGTACGCAGGCCCCCGAGCCAACAGCAGCTGTCCGTATTGCGGCGTAAGCAGAGCGGGCAGCTGCCCCGTGGGATCCATTTCCAACAGATCCTCGGGTTTGAATGGATCGGCTTTCATGGATAGGTCTTCATGCGTGGCATGATGGCCGCAACCGTAATGGGGACCGGCGCGTCCTGACGGATCTCGATCCGGTTGTCTGTTTCGTAATCGCCGGGGAAATCGATCACGACATCCTTGGAGGTCAGGAAGGGCTCGGGCTTGCCCATGGGGGTGGAGGGACTGCGGGTCGCGATGTCATCCAATTTGCCGCCGAATAGGCCGCATTTACCCAATCCGGTATCCAGAAACCGCACGACCAGTTTGTCGATGCGTTTGATCTTGCCCTGACTCGTGCCGTCCTGGCCTCCCCCTTCCAAGCGCATGGTGACCAACCGACACGGAGCGGCAAGACCTACCTGAACGACACTCGCTGCTCGGGTGAGTGTGATCGACCCGCCCACGACCGTTTGGCTGGGCTGCACCGCACCGTCCGCGAGTATCTGCACCGTCTCCCCTTCCAGATGTCCCAGGTTGCTGATGCGGGTTGCGGGTGAGCCGCTGTACGTGGCCCCGCAATCCACGTAGAACGCATCGGCCTGGGCATCTCCTCCGGATCCATCCTCATCCGCTGACTCCCACGGTCGCTCCATGAATTCAACATAGCGCTTGGTCTGGCCGTTGATGGTGCGTTTGATGATGGCCCACAACTGATCTCGTGACCCATCAATGGAGGCTCCGACACAGATGGATTCCACCGCGACGTTGGTTCCACCTACGGGGTGGCGATGCCAACCGGTCACATCCTGATCCTTGTCGTAGGTAAAGCCGACGAGTTTGCCATTGGAAAGGAATGACCAGACGATGGAGTACGGCTCCTGCTGGAATGCGGTGCCGAGAATTCCCGTGCGGGTGATTCTGTCTGACAGCACCGCAAGGTCGGTCGGAACGAAGCTATCCAACTCCACTCGGTAGTCCAGCCCGAGCAACTTTCGACCTGATCGCTGCACATATAGAAGCGAGGAACCGGCCACGATGGGCACGATCGCGCGCACGCGCTTCTTTGCCGCGGGATCGATCTTGTAATTCTTCGCACTCAGCGGAGAAGTCGTACTGCCTTCGGCAAAGGTAAACTCTCCTCCTCCGGTTCCGATCACGAGCTTCTGCATGGCCTGCATCCACAGGATGTCATTCACATCCTGAGCGGTCAGTTGCAGCCAGATCGCGCAGTCATCGGTGACTTCGTTGAAGAAGTCACCGGCCATGTTTTCGTAGTCGTTGGGAACCGAACCCCAAAATCGCAGTTTCCCCGCCCAGAAGAGGCGATTGCGGAAGAACTTCACGCACGCCGGATATTCAGTCGTGTCGGACCACGCTCCCAAAGACCAGCGAGTAGAGGCGTTGGTAGACCCCACGAGCTTGGCAGGGATTTGCTTCAGCCCACTCTTGCTATCCACAATGACGGTGGCGGTGACGTGGGTCGAATCGGTAAAGGCGGTGATTCGGGCAACTCCATAGGCAGAGTCCTGATACAGCCATTGAACCCCGCTGACGTCTTTGCCGTCATAGGAGGTGCCGTGTTCATGAACGGGCGCGTTGGTGCCGGACGTGGCGGAATTCAGCGCCTTGTAGGTCTTGCCATCGAAACGGACGAGCTCCGCAGCGGTGTAGGCAACATGGACTTCCCATGTGCTGATATTGACGTCTTCGAGCTCCAACCGAACCAGCCGCCCCACATCGGTGGCGGCAAAGAGCGCAGCGGATGCAATGAGCGTGATCGAACCCGTCGAGCCGGAGGCATAGATCGTGGTGGTGGAACTCGAGGGGTCGTTTTGCTCGAGGAAAGGACCGTTGACCGGTTTGTATTCGGTGAAGCTCCAATTCGTATCTGCGTGCCGGGTGAGCTTCTGCGGGGGATAGGTCCGGTAGGCGTTGGCAACGTAGAGCACATCCCCTGACTGCTCGACGTTCAGCGCACAGGTGCCATCGGGATTGGTCAGATCGGCCAGCACGTAGGGGCTCACGATTTCGTACGGAACCCCGCTGTTCAACAACACCCCATCCAAGGTGTAGAACCGGACGTACCGGTCCCCGAACTCCAGGATGAAACACTGGGTGGCGGAGTATTCGAACTTGATCAGCCAGGCGCGTTGGGTCTCATCCTTGATGGGGGAGACGTAGCGGAATCCACCGCGACGCATCGCAGGCCCCTGCACCACCGGCAGAAACCCCTCGATTCGATGGCAGCCGGAGAAGTACTTGGTGAGATCGGTGCGACCGTCGAGGTTCTGGGAGAGTTCGCCGGCATTGAAGCTGGTGAGGATCGGGGACGCTCTCACAGCCGACGCACCGCGAGCCATTCGTTATCGCCCGGGGATTCCGCAGGCACCTCGAGCGCATTCGCCTGCTTCGCCTCAGTGATGGCGCGCTTGTAGGCCGCCATGGCGATCTGACGCTTGGAATCGGACTGGGTCAGCCGCTCACAGCACTCATCCGCAATCCGGGCCGCGAGGCTCTCCGCGAAGTCCGCATCGAACAGGGACGCATCCGTGATGCGCGCGATGTAGCGGATGTGCAGCGGAGCTGCAAGATGGGTCAGGATCTTATCCCCCTCCCGGGACCACAGAGCCGATGAGCCGGATCGGTAGTCGCTGAAGTCAGGGCCGGAGATGAGATCCCCCCCCTCGATGAGCTTCAGGAAGTCATTGGGGACCTGAAACTGACGCGCGTAGTCCGAATCGGGTTGATCAGCCAGTGCGGCCAAGGACGCTCGGCGGATGGCGAACCGCCACCGGTGACGCTTCAATTCCGCATCCCGGATGGGTGCGTAATTGGCGCTGATCGTGCGCGCCCGGTTGTTGTCGTCCGTGAGGGCGATGATGGTATCCGCACCCAGGAGGGTACAGACGCGATTGGCAATGGAAACTTCGCTGGTCATGGCCCGCGAGACTTCAGGGGGCGGGCGACGGAATCAATTGAGCGCGCGGGAGGTGCGACTCACATCCCTGTCCAGATCTTCACTTCGTTTATGGCGAACTTCACCGGAAATTGAGAAGTAGCGCGGGGGTAGAAGAAGATCGTCAGGAAGGCATTGAGAGCACTGCCCATCGCAAGGTCACAGGACCATTGTCCCGTACATGCTGAACTCCAGATGTACTTCGTTGAGACCGCGAGCTGTCCATCGATATATCGATAGACCATATCGGGCGTCCAAACGAGTTGGAATTTATGTTGGGAGCCACCCAATTCCACCGTGTTGTAAAACCCGGAAGAATTCCAGTGATTGTTGCCGGATCCCACCGTTACCTGGTAGTCGGTGGCGTTATACGCACCGCCGTGAATGTTGCTCGTGTATCCGTTACTGCCTGCCGTCAGGGAATTGAAGAACTCGAACATGTCAATTTCAGACGAGTTGAAGGAATTTCCTTCACTCGATCGCGAATAGATCCACCATGCGGGCCACGCTCCCCGGGCGGCGCCATTCTGTCCTGTAGTGGACTGCGGCAGCGTGCAGGTGAGCTCCATGCAGACCGAACTGATCGTCGCGCCATTGATGACGGTCACGCCAGGCTGGAATCCGTCCTTGCTCCAGATTTGACCTGAGGTGATCGGAGGCTGGAACCAGATGAGATTGCCTGCAGACGGACTCACGGTGCCATCCAGTGTGACCGTCGTCCCCGTTGTGGAGACTACCCGCCTGGCCGCAAAGGTCCCGTTGGTGATGTTGGTGTACATCATGCCCGGCTGGACCGCGGCTGGGACGGATGGAAACGTGAGCGTGCTGATACTCGTGCCCGAAGACACGCCGGGGACCACGTAGAATGGCAGAAACTCACAGCGACACAGATTCGGCAGTGTCACGGCCGAACTGAGCGTGACGGTTGTCGCATCGTGAGACACGACTCGAATGCCGGTAGAGGGTGTTCCTAAGCCATCTGCAAACGCGCACAGCATCGAATCGACTACGCCGGTCGTGTCCGTGAAGGTCAGAACGGCGCTGCTGGTCACCGCACCCTGAAGGGTGAGCGGGACGACGTCTGCGCTACCGGTTTCCAGCACTGCCGTCAGCGATAGATCGTTCGCATTGAACGCGTGATTGGTGGTGTTGAATGCAAGGAAGCGCTCGATCTCTTCGTTCTGAACCGAAGTTCCCGACACATCCGCCTGGGCGTTGAAATGGGCAGCCAGGTCCGTCAGGTTGGTAATCGGAATTGTGGTGCCGGAACCCGTAGCCGAGGTGCCAAACAGGAAATCCTGATACACCTGAGCTTGCAACGCGGCGACCGCTTGGGTGAAAGACATCGCGGCCGAGATCCGCGGGAAGGGATTCGTCGGGTTGGTGAGAGTCAGTTGGAGTGCCATATATCCTCAGAAGTAGGTGATGACCACGCAATAGCCATCGCCACCGACGCCGCCGGCTCCAGCCGTGGCGGTGGATGTCAAAGCAGCTCCACCGCCACCACCGCCGCCGCCCCGTGAGCCTGCGCCGCCCGTCCCTGCGGTCGCGTTGGTGGATGAACCGCCCCCTCCACCGCCTTGGCCGGCTGCATACACACCTGTAGTCGCTGGACGTGTGCCGCCGCCCGTGCTCGCACCGCCTCCGGGAGCAGCCGTATTGGTGGGGGAATTGCGCCCACCTGCACCACCGGCAAGACCGGCTGGGCTGGTGGCGAGTCCACCACCCGCACCGCCCCCGGTGGGACCGTTGATTGAGTTACCGCCCGCACCACCCACGGAACTGTTGGCACATGCACCACCACCGCCAGCATTTGACCCGTCGCTGCCTTTCGCGCCCGAAGTTCCACCCGCGCCACCACCGATACCGCCGGCCGTACCGCCACCACCACCGGAGATACCTGCGCTGAATGGACCTGCGCCACCGCCGCCGATGTTGTTGGAAGTCTGCCCGCCCTGCCCCGCGCCGCCGCCGAAGGCCGACACCCACGTACCGAAGGAAGAGGTTCCCCCGCCGCCGCCGTTGCCGCCATTGCCGCCGGATCCCGCAGTGCCTGCGGTGCCTCCAGCGCCGACCGTGACGGTTTCTGAGGTGCCGAGGACCGAGGAGTCAAAGCTGATGTCCTGGAAGAACCCGGCGCCACCCCCCGAGCCTCCGTTGCACGCGGTACCCGAGGCGATTTGTGCGCCTCCTCCTCCACCACCACCACCACCGATCAGAATGACGCGCGTGACCTTGGGAGTGCCGGCGGGTTTGCTCCACGTGCCGGATCCGGCCGCATTCGCAAACACCTGCACGTTAGCTGGACTACCGACCACCAGCGCCTGGCGACTACCATCAGTAGCGAGGTAATGACTGGCATCGGTCGAAGCGCCAGAGAAAGCAGCAACGATGTCGCTGGCTGCAGCGCCAGCGATAGCCGAGGTGCCATTGCCCTTTAAAAGCCCCGTGAGCGTGGCGGCGCCCGTGCCACCGTTCACAACATCGAGAGTTCCTGTAATGGTGGCAACCGCAAGAGATCCGGTGAGCTGAGAGCCATCGACCGTGACCCCGGGAGGTAGTGCTGTCTGCGCCGTGGGAACGGCCGTTGAGCCGCTGGCATTGCCGAGGACGGTGCCCGAAGCCACGGGGGTGATTCCCGTACCACCGACGCCGATGCGGGAAGCCAGTTCCGTGAAATTGAAGTTGATATCGTCAATATCAACCCGATCACTCGCGAAGTTATTTCGGGGCCGCAGCACCCCGGATTGGCTGTCCTGGACTTGGCCGCCAACAACTTTGAGGTCAGCCACGGTTCATCCCTAACCGATCGGATCGCCTTCGACGACTCGAATGTAATTGGTCAGCGCCTCGAGCGCCTGCAGAACAGCCAGGCGGCTCGTGGTCTTGCTGAGGTCCACCTGCACCTCCACGGCCTTGCTGGTCGTGGAGGCCGCTTCAGTCACATCCGTGGGTTGCATCGCCCCCACATTGGCGCCGTAGTAACGGGAGGCCATTACTCACCCCACTGGGCGCGCATGGCGATGGTTCCCGCCGCGGTCGTCGCGGCGGTGAGCGTGAGCACGATGTCGTAGAGAACCCGGGGATCCGAGGCGAGTTGCAGCCGCTGCCACAAGGGCTTCTCGTAGTCAGCCAGTCCGTTGCCCACGCCCGCATCGGTGGGGTCGGCTTCGTGCTGCACTTCCGTGCCGGTCGTGATCGCGGTGGCAATCGAGACCGCCGAGCCGTAGAAGTCCACATCCACCACCGCACCGCCATCGCCGGTCGTGCGGTAGATACCGACATCACCCGCACCTGAGGTGATGGCATCGCAGTACAGCTTCAGGATCTCCCCATACGCATTGGAGGGGATCTGCCCCAGGATGTACTTGGAGCCAATCGAGTCGCCGCTCGCCGCTTCCACGGTCGCAACGAACTGCTTGACGCTCGTGCGGCCAAGACCTGAGTTGGTGGCCAGGCGGGGAAGCGCGTCTCGGTTGGTGATCGCGCCGGATTTTACAGTTACAACACCCATTTCAGTTCACTCCCGCCTTATTGCCCACACCAGATCTTGACTACCTTCTTCTCTTCGATCCGGGTCGCGCCGGCTGAAAGCTTGGCGTAAACCTGGTAGGGAAGGCCCTGGATGTCATTGCGCACACTCACGTCGGTCTGGATGTCGTTCCAGAGCATGAGTGTCATGCCGGATTTCACCCAGAAAGGCACAGCGCGCGAAGTCCCGGACTGATCGTCCGTACCTTCCGTGGTCGCCCAGGGACGCTCAGTCCGGGACT